TCTTTGATAACTTCGACTTCCCTAATTACTTCGACAGGAACTTCAACTATAACTTCTTTGATAACTTCGACTTGTTTAACTTCACCATCTCCAAAGATTCCGCCGATTAAAGCCAATCCTACAAAGCAATATAGAACTATCATATACCATCTACTCCATATATTTGTTTTACTCATTTTTTTATCCTCCTTTTTGATTTAGATTTGAGCTTATGTTGTTTAAATGAAATTGATGACGATAATTCTAATTGGCGAAATATGTCAGCCCAGGCGGTTCCGGAAATGGATGCGTAAACTTCTGAATGGCATGGATATTTCCCAATTTTCCCAATCCAGTCGATTGCATGGGAACACTCATGAAAAAATGAATTTAAAATATCCTCTCCTTTTCGTTCCTTGCCATCTCTCATCCGACTTAATGTAATTGTTTTTTTGAAGTGTTGGATGGTGCCGGCACAAGGAATATCATCTGAATATATTTGACTTACAAATCTAACCCTATAAACTTGTCCCAATATTGAAAGCTTTTTAGGAATGTTAAAAACCTGATAACAATTAATTTTCTTTTTGTGAGTTTTCATAGTAATACCTCTTGATTTTCAAAGCCATCGAAACGATTAAGTGATAAGACCTTTTGTCTGTCACCCTCTCGGTTTGTATAATTGATTCCACTCGCACAAAACATTAAAGGATCTGTTCTAAACTCTATTCCTTGAAAATCTATGACTATCTCACAGACTTCTTGTTCGTTTAGATGGCCGAGAACATCGTTAGATATTGAGAACCCGTTTAAATTTCTAAAGAAGTTTTTTTTGTCCCGGTGGGTATGGTAACAACCGGATTCAATAAAGCCGACATTCCGCTTATATCCCATGCTATTTTTTAATATTATTTCTTTCATCCGTTACTCCCTTTCTTTTTACTACCCGTCCAAAGATAAGATTTAAATTGATGTTGTCCGCATGGGCATACTTGACAGAAAACTAAAGGAGAATTACAATACAGACATCTATGTTTTATTATCTTCATTTTTTACTCCTATTTATGAACTTCTGGTTACAAACTGAACATCGCCACGCCCCATCTGAACTCTTTGAAGTTGAGTGGTTCCCAGACAGACAATCACAACATAATTTTTTATTCATAAGACCTCCCGACAATTTATTAAATTGCATCTACCGCTACCCGATTCTGTTAAAATCTTACCGCAGAAAAGACAAAGAATTGGGAAAGTCGAACATCTAAAAATGGTCTGTGTGTGATGACATTTACTACATTTCACTTGAATAAAATTATAATGGGATGAGTGTTTAGGGTCTTCCCAATTATTCCAACATCTATTATTCATTTTCCACCTTGTTAAATTTAGATTGTTCACTTTTTGTTGGATATTGTTGGATATTGGTTACTGAGTTACGGTCGTTACGGTGCATACGGTTAGCTCCCCCCACCCCTAAAACCTCCTGTTCTTCTTTATTAATTAATATTTTATCCGTCACCGTAACAACCGTGTCAACCGTAACTTCGTAACTCTCAAATCCATACCTTTTTAGTAATTTATTGATATGAATTTGCTCTATTGGGATGCATCTTTTTGTTTTTCCTTCTACTTTTTTTGAAATAGATTTCTTAAAACCTAAGGTTTTTAGAGGAGATGTTAATGATCTGGGATTCATTGGTTTACCGTTTCTGTCCGTAAATCCACCCATTTCTATAACATCCTTTGCGTCAATTTCCTTATCTCCTCTTTTTAATAAGTTATAAATCGCTTCAACTATCCCGCCATCAAAACTACTCTGTCTCTCGATTATTAATTCTTGTTGATATGTTTGAATATATTTCTTAAATTGTTCCATTTGGTTTATGTCTGAACTAAATAAAGAAACATAAGCCCCTACAATCTGTTTAACTCTTGGCTCAATATCACCTAAATCAAATTCAATATTTTTATCAATCTCAAAATAATTCTTAAACCTCCACATCAAAAGTTTATTTCTTAAACCTAAGGCCGTCTCAAAAAACTCATCGTTTAAATTAAGAGGTATATCTTTTCTATTTGTGACAGAGGTAATATAAGTTATACATCTGCTTTCTGTTGCTTTGTCTGTAAAACTTCGTCTTGTTGAAAGTATCTTGGGACAAAACGGTTCAAAGAAGGATATTTTACTTGCGTCTTTTTGATCACATCGCATAATAAATTTTCCCTTCTCAAATCCATTATTTAAAATTTTAATTATTTGTTCGCTTTCGTCCGATTTCCTTAAATCCGCCTCATCCATTACAAGAGTTCCACGCCACTTATCTATAATCCTAAATAATGGAGCTGGTGTGGTGTTTCCGTCTGCGAATAATGGTTTATAATGTAAGTGTCCCCAAACGTCTAATCCCCGAGTTTTACCTGTTCCGGTGTCACCTTGATAACGCAAATAATTAAGAGTATGAAACTTATCATAAACATAAGACACTTTAGTATTCCACAAACCGAACCTCATTATTTCGTCTGGTGCGTCTAGCCACTTGTTAGCAAATATTAATATTTCTTTGTCTAGTGTCTCATTGTTTATATACTCGACTGCCTCTGAGGGAAGTAGAACCGCCTTTTTTATCACTTCTTCTGCTATAATCGGAGCATACTCAACATCATTATAAGTATAACTTTTGGTATACTCTATTTTACCGTCGCTGTGATGATAAACACAAAATCTACATCCGTTTTTTTCATCATAGACCTGTTCTACTATTATTTTATTTTCTTCATCTATTATCTTGCTTGTCTCAATAAAATCTTTCTTCTTTTCTTCTTCCTCCTTAGTTTCCTCACAATCCAAAACATTAAGAAAATTATCAGCGTTATTCATTCAAACACCTCTTTACGTGTCCACTTGTCTCTTTTAATTCTGGTCTTGATTTCAAATTCTTCTTCAATTACGGGGGCTTTGCTACCCAGACTATCTAAAAAATTATCAGCGTTATTCATCTTTCACCTCTGTTTTTTTGTTCCCACTTTTCCAATGTGGTGTATTCTCCAGGGCAATAAGATTCTTCTCGCTGCATTTTTGAACATCTGCCCCTAATAATCTCACAACATTCTCTTTCTCGATAGTTGTCATATTTCTGTTAAATAAAATATGCACGTGAAAACCACGACTTCCAGTTTTCCAAACAGAAAAATTCCATTGTTTCAATATCTCTACAATTGGATCTAACTGGTTTGGGTCTTCCAAATCTAAAACTATTTCATGCGGATATATTTGGCGTTGGTCTATTCCCTCAAAATATTTTAAATCTTTCCAATTGTTTTTTTCCAAATTCAAAACATCAATATTCGCAACTGCATCCAAATACTTTTTCCATTTGGTAAACTTTTTGTTTCCTTCCTTATCTACATACGTCCCACAAACATAAAAGTTAAACTGCTTTGCGTCTTTGAAATACATCTTATCTAAAAGTCCTTTCTTGGCTTGTAGTTCCAATTTATCCATTATTCACCTCATCCACGACGCTAATTCTAAAAATGTAATCACCAAATTTTATTATTTCAAATTCTTCGGATTCTATTTCTTTATCTTCCATTTTTCACTCCAACCAAAACATTTATTAATATGCGATTCGGGAAATGAGGGGTTAGGTTATGTAATGGTTTAGAAATAGAACCCCTCATTTCCCTGTTTAAATATAATTTCATAATGTTCCCCCGAACTTACCTAATTCTATAACACTACTAAAAGAAACGAAACTTTGACCTCGTCGCCGGTCGTTTATAGAAAAACCCTTATCTAAAATACTTGCTATTAAACCATTATAAAAAGTTGTCCCTCCAAATAGATTATTAAATTCAACGTGGCATGGGAAGTTTTTAGATTTTAAAAATTCTAATTCCCCTTTAATAGATTCTATCCTTTCGGTTTTATCATCTTCACTACTCATTTTATCAAAAGAAAACTAATCTACTTCCTCCGAGAATTTAACCTTTACAATTTTAACATAATCATCTTTCTCAAAAATAGAATTTTTAGGGATAGTTACGTTTAGCTGTCCAGTAGATTCATTTTTTCTAACCCTTCTTATATCGTCGGTGTTTGTCATAACAGATAAAACACTAATTACTTTATAAGAAATATTATACTCTACAGGAAACTTATAATTTTCCTGTAGATTTATCGCCCCAGACGTCTCTTTTCCCTAGAATTTCTCTTATTTTCTCCCTACTTTCTTCGGTTGGGGCAGTCCCAGAAATATACACCTTTGCATTAATTCCACCTTCATTTATTGTAAATGGTTGCCACCATGTTTTATCGTCCCCTTCTGTATAATTTTTTCCTGAAAGCCCTAAAGATTTCTTGTTAGTATTTGGATAATTTATTTTTACTTTCTTAGATGTCTGTTTCCTTCTACAAATAAGGCAAAAATCATTACCCTCTTTTAATTCAGCTTCACAATTAAAACATTTCATTCTATTACCCTTTTAGCCAAAGAACCGCAGTAAATACAATTAATGCCTCGTGCTATGGTCTTTCTTATAATCGTCTGCCCACACTTAACACATTTGTATTTAATTCCTTTTGGCTTATCGTTTTCGTTTCTATATTCCATTTTTATTTTCTCCTATTTTAGTTCCTTACCTTACCGCTATTTTTCAATAGTCTTAATATAATTTCTTCGTAGCTTTCTCTGTCTGTTAATCTTTCTTTCTTAATCAGCGACGCTGTTTTTTTACTGATTCTTATGAAGTTTGGTTTTTTATCTTCCATTTTATCTTGTAATACTAACGTATAACTACTATTTAAATGTATCTATCGCAAATAGATAACTATTTAAAGGAGTTTTTCTTAATATTATAAACGCTAAGTCACAAAGGATTTATCCTTAGTCTGTGATTAGTATAAGGTCTGGTAATGTAATTTAAGATTTGGTGCTGTATTGTCCGGTGAGGTTTTGTAATGCATGGTGAAGTATAGTGATGTGCAGTGATGTGGGATAAGGTAAGGTTATACTCATCGAAAGATGGATTTTACCATTTGGCGGGGGAGACCCCGCCTTACTAATTTACCTCCGCAACTCACAAAGATTATCACAATAATTTATATCAATCGGGAAGAAATAATTAAGGATTAACCCGATACTCGCCCCGCCAGAACACCCCATCCTAAAAGAATACTGTTTCATGCAACCACCTGATAATTATTCTTCTCAAATTCCGGAAAACAATCCGAACAGATACAAAGCCCTTCACCTTCTCCGATTCCATTAAATTCAACGTCTACCGTCTTCCGACAAATTGAACATTTTTGTTTAATCGTATCTGGGAGAATGTTTCTTTTGGGTTTTGCCTTCTTTTTTTCTTTATACAATTCAGATATTCCACACCAACCACACCGAATAAACCGACAATTATGACAACCGTTTCCTTTTTTTGCGTGGATGTGGTCTATACATTTTTGGATTGTTAATTTTTCTTTCGGTTTGCTCATTTAGCCACCCCCATAATATAACCATAAAAATCCTTAGTTGTTTTCTCTACTTCATTTAAATCTAATTTCCCTGCAACAACCAAATCTTTCGCATAAGAAAGACAAACACTTCCTAACTTAATCTTCTCATCCGGCTTATTAGAATTAAAATTTTTCTTATACGGGGTGGCCTTCTTTATTACTTTCGCATTTTGTAATATCCCACCAGAATTAACCTCAACTTCAACCTCGTCGCCTCGGCCTACATCAAACTCCGAAGTTCCATTATACCATTTGTCTTTTTGGTCGCTAAACCCACGCCTATCTTTCCTTACGGATTTAATCATTATCTTTTCTTTTCCCATTTTAATTAATATTTTTCTAACAGCGACGTGCAATTTAATAATAAATCATTACAACTATCTAACTCTGTTTTTATCTCATCATTAAGATTTAAACACCTATCTAATATTTTATTATATTCAACCGAAACATTCTCCAATACTCCAAGACATTCATTAAACTTATATGTTTCCATAGTTAATTTTTCATTACAATTAATACGTTCTGTTTCACATCCCAAGAACCCATCACCAATAAAAAACGACAAGACATTAATTACTACCAAAACACCTATTATTATACACAAATATTTATTTTTCATTGTAATTAATCTAGTTTTAATACCCTCCGAATTATCTCATCATAAGACTCTCTAGGGGTTATCTGTAATTTACCAAGCTGTTCCCTGGTCTTTTTACTAACCTTAATCATTGTTTTGTTTTCTGTCATTTTTTCACCTCTACTTAAACTTACCATTATACACTAATAAACCTATGTAAAGAAATAAAGAGGTCTGTATTTAGTTAGTTGATTAAAAACGATTGTTAAAGGGGCGGTAGTAAAAGGGATCACAAAAGAGATTCCATAAAGACCGCCCAACACTCCAACCTTCTTCATATTCCGATTGGGTTTGTATAAATTCCATCCAACAGAAAAATCTATTAAATAGTCTTTTCTTTCCGCCCTTAATCTTCGTCCTCGCTGTATGTTTGAGAAAATGTTTTTAATCTTCTCTTTTATTTCTTGCTTGTTTATAATGCGTTTAACCATAGTTTATTTACGCATAAAGGGTTTATATATGTTACTATTGGTTAAACATTGGTTAAACAGAACAAGGACAAAAACAAAAGGGGGGATGCCCCCCAATATAAAAATAAAAATAACAAAATGATTTACTTCTTTAAATAAATCTTTCTTACAGAACTTAAAGGGATTCTTCTATAATCTGTTTCATTTGATAGAACTAAAAACACTTTTCTACCATCAAACTCTATCATATGATTATCTTCCATGCTCCTACGATTCATATCTACTATCTCACGTAAAATTCCATCAAAGAGTTTTTTATTTTCTCCTGACCTTGCGGGTACCGCAAGGTAGTTTTTAGTCTCCTCTGGATTTATATCACCTGATAGATTAACATAATCCAATCCATCTAAATATACATAATTTTCATCATACTCTACATGAACAGTCTTACCAAGAGCGTTACCCCATCCTTCTGGGAAAAATATATATTCACTAATCTTCTTTTCGTTTTCCATTTCGTTTCATTGCCTCCTTTCAGTTGTTACTTTAAGCATCACACCCAAAGCAATAATATAAGAAATAATAACTTAATAAGTCTTTCTATTGAGTAAATTGGGGGTTACAATCACTCGACCCCATAGAGTAAAGTTGATTACGTTGTTCTTGTGGCTTAGAAAAGGGGATAAAAAGAAATCCAAAATTAGATATATTCCTAAGGAATAAAATTAATATATCGACGGTGAATGAATTATTATTAGAAAAGAAGCAGACAGAAGTTGCTAATATTTATAATATAACACAAGGAAGGGTGTCTCAGATTAATGAAGTAAAACCCCCCCTTGAATATGATTTAAGTAGACTGGAGTGTCGTTTAGGTTTTCTCCAGTCTTTAGATTAAATTATTAATTCAAACTAAGTCCACCAGTTTCATTCTCGTTTGATTCTTGATTTGTTGATTTTTGTTTTTCATGAGAAACACCATTATTCGATTTATCTTTTATCTTATTATCAACCTCTACTACCTCGCCACCCTCAATCTTAACATCAGTCGCCAACAGACAAACCTTTCTTCCATCATCTAAAAACCAACAATCAGATTTCTTTTTGTAAAAATCTTTATTGACACAAGAACCATCCTCGGCCATCAACTCACCATTTTTACATTTTTCAGAATTACCCTTTATTATGTTCCCGGTGATTGATGTGTTGAGAACTACCAAATAGACAGATACAACTAAGAAGATTATTGATATTACTCCTATTATGATTTTTCTTTTTTTGTTCATTGTTTCTCCGTTTCGTTTCTCTATTCCTTCAAAAATTAAAAGGTAAAAAAAATGTTGTGGTATACCACTTTATTGATTTACAAAATTACTCCGTAAATGTCGTAAGATTGTGCGTCTGCAATTAATAGACTTTGTCCAGCTTGTGAACTTGTCTGAAATCCGTTTAATGTGCTATCAAAACTAAAGTCGGTAATCTCATTATCAGACTCTATAAAATAACTCCATGCCTCGCCATTATCACAATCTAATACGTCCAACTCATCACAAACCAAATAAACATATCTGTCCGTCTCTGGTTCAGATAGTCTATATCGTAAATTAGAGTCTCCTAACGCCTCAAAGGAAATGCTAAAATGAGCTTCAACCTCGGATTCAACTGGACATATACCTACATAATTCGGATCATTACAAGCAAAGGCACTTCCAATTTCTTGAGTTCCGTCATTCATCCAATTAATCTCAGTTAGATAATCACCGTTTAAACTATTAATTAAAACAGTATATCCATCATCGAATAACATTTCATCTCCATAACCAGATAAGCCTTGAACTGCAATAGCTTGAATACAATTTGTCTCAAAAATGCCTATCACTCCTCGGATTTCAACTTCTTCGGATGTCGCACAAACAGAACCAACAACCACATCATTCAAATCAACAACCGACCCAGTAGGGAAAGCAATTAAATCGAAGTCTTGGATTTGTGTAGTTCCGGTTGTGTCTTTCCAAACTTTCAATCCCGCAAAATCAATAAACCTCTCTACGTTGGATTGGATCGAACTAACAATCGCCCCAAAAGTAGAAGACGCCTCTATATCTTCGGTTACTAAATCGCTTTCTGTCGTAGCCCCCGCAATCACTCCAACATCTTGGTTTTCAGCAATAACAAAACTTATACTAAACATTAAACAAGAAAGCAATAACAAACTAAATATTTTTTTCATTATTTATACCCCCTTCTCAATCGTTCAATTATAAGAACTAATGTAACTTTTGTAACTTTTTTCATTGAAATACATAGGTAGTTTACTATTATAAAGATGAGTATTCACTTAAAAGTAATCAACAATAATAACATCCTATTTTTTTTGCTATGTCGGAGTAGCCTTTGTCTTGTGGTCTGTATTTAATTGAGTCCGAAGGGGTTCGGACTAACTTCTTAATAGACTCTTTTTGTTCCCAAATACTCAATCTCTTTTAACAAACCTTTATTAATCTAAATTTTCATAAAGAAACGAGGGATTGTAACTTTTCCCTTAGTCCCCCGATAGAGATATTGGGGGCTTGACCTCATAGGCTAGTGGTTTAACCGATTCGCTTACACCGAATAATCCCCCGTTCGATTCGGGGTGGGGTCATGCTTACCGATACGACTAAGTGGTATTATTCGCTTACACCCTTTTAACCCATTAGGTCTAATCGGTAGTTATATAAGGAGTGTTTACTTAATATTTTTATGAAGAAGTCTTACGGGAAAATAGATGCACCTGTATATGAAGATGGTGTTAGGGTTTCTGGGACGACAATAAATGAGATATTTAACACAATTTCCAAGAAGAACCAAGATTATATAACCGAATTTCTCGCATGGAAGACGGGAAGTATTACACCCAAAAGGTTACTGATGATTAAGAATAGTCTAATAAAGTTCGCTGACTTGCTCGAAATGGACTTTGAGGAGTGTTCTAAGACACAAATAACAATAGCATGGAATATTATATATGCTTGTGAACTTTCTATTAAGTCTAAGCAAGACGACTTTATGCACATCAGACAGACGTTTAAACACTGGTTTGGAGATGATGAGGAGATTCCGAAAGTGTGCCGGGGCATGAAACGACCAACACAAAAAGGACATCTAAGACTTCCCAAAAAAATGCCCACAGAGGCGGATATATTAGACATGATTAAGAAGTGTCGTAATTCTAGGGATAAGTTTTGGGTTGCTTGGACGGGCTTAGATTCTGCTGTTAGGCCATGTGAAAACAGGGCTTTACGTTGGAGGGATCTAAGTAAGGATGAACATGGTTATTTTTTCACAATCAAAACGGGCAAAGAGTCGGGAGATACTGAAAATAGAAGTATAAGAGTTATTAACTCTGAACCTTATTTATTGGATTGGATGAAAGATTATCCGTCTGAAAGAAAAGATGAGTATTTTGTATTTTCCCAGTTAAATAATGGTGGTATACCACTAGGAGAAGGGGCGATTAGTTCCATGTTTAAGAAACTTAAAAAGCGTGTTAAATTTAAAGGGAAGTTCTCGGCGTATACCTTGCGTCATGTTTGCTTAACTCGACTCTCTAAGAACCCAAAAGTAGCCATTCCTTTACTAAAGAAGATGGCCGGACACTCTAGGAACTCAAACGTCATAGCCGAATATCAACACTTCGGGGACGAAGATGTTTTAGAGATGAATTTGGCTGTTTCTGGGAAGAAGGAATTAAAGAAAGATTATGAATTAAAAAATAAACCTATACGTTGTCCTCATTGTTCGACTTCTAATCCTTACGATTCGGAAGTATGTGGTAAATGTAATTTTGCTTTGAGCCAGGAGAGAATGGTTAATACTTTTGAACTAGAGAAAGAAATTAAGTCTATGAAGAAAACTTTGAATGATTTTGTTGGTGGTAAAATATCTCATGTTGATGGTAGGTTTTATACACCCGAACAAATCATACAACTCTCTAAAACTCTTAAATCTGATTAAACTCTTAAATTTCTGGTTCTTTCTTTTTGAATTCTAAAGCGTTGAAGTTTGACTTTATTCTACCTTCACTTACTCCTATTCTATTTGAGAATTCTCTAATCTTAAAATCTATATTTCCTCCTGCCCGTGTATGTTCCGAACACGCTTCCTCATACTGCTTCGCCTCTTCAGGATATAACATTTTATACAACTTCCACCAAGCCTTTGCTAATTCCCATTGATCTAGTTCTTTTAAATGATAAGTTTTTTATTGATTTCTAAAACCTGAGGTAACGGGTCGGAGGTTATAGATACCTTCCCAGAACTTTGTAGTTTTCTTACGTTGTCTGGCTTGATGCTTAATATATTTACGAACTGCCAAACTTTCCTATCTTTGTTTGTTTTTGTGCTTCCGTCTGCGTCTAAAATTAAAGACATCTCCCCGACAAAAGTAACTAAACCAAATACTTCAGCCACTCCTTTGTATTCTTCAAACTTGACGGTTAGAACTGCTCTCTTATTTAAAAATTTCTCAGCCTTAGTTTTTATTGCCTCGAGTTCTTTTTTTGTTCGTTCTATGATTTTGTCTTTTTTCTCCTCGTTTTTTAGCCATGTTTGATAAGCGGGAGTTCTCTCTATTAATTTCTTGGTTTGTGTGGTGTCGATTTTCATGCCATTTATTATTTCAATATTATTTTCCATTAATTAACCTCGATTGATGTTTCAAATTTGCCTCCGTTTTATTTAATAATTTCATTAAGCTACTCCTGACGTGAATAAATATCCGTCACTTGAACATCTTAAAGGAATTGTTTGCGTTCCAGATACTCCACACAATACACTATAATTTACTGTATGATTTCCTGTGAAGTCGCCTGTGTCCGTTCCACTCGTAAAACTATTTAATCTTAAATTTCCTGCCATTTAATCGAAAAAAGTTATATTAGAACGTCCAACTTTCTTAACTGAAAATCCGTTGAAACCTTCATCAATAACCTTAACTCCTTTCTTTTTTAGTTGTAAATTTGTTCTATCTACTCGTAGTTGAATTTCTAACTTTGGGATTATCTCGTTAAGTTCTGCTAATCTTGCTTTTCCTTGACTGCCCAAAGTCATACTAAATTTATCTAATTCGTTTCTTTCGTTCTTTAAATGAATTTTTGCTACTTCGAGTTTATCTAAATCTTTTTCTGTGTAGTCCAGAGTTCCGCCCATAGCTACAATCTCTTTTTTGATTTTTTCAATCTCTGCTAATTTTGCTTTTTGCTTTACTGTTACCATTTATTATCCTCCTGTAATTTATTTCTGAATAGTTGCTAAATATATTAATATGTCTTGGTTCTGTAACATATCTAGAAACCATGCTGGACAACCGGGACTATACTGCGTTGTAAATCCTGCTTTGGTTGTCGCCTCTATTAGTTCTGCTTTTGTTTGTCCTTTCATTCTTCTGCCACCTCAAATTTAGTTATTGATTTTATTAAGTCATAAGGAATAAAGAAGTTGCCTTTGTCTGTGTTGAATGTAATTGATGTTTTGTTCATATCTAAAAGATAGCCTATTAAAACTTCTTCGTCGTTTGTTGTTAGTATAACTTTTTGTTTAGATTCTAAACTTGTTTTACACATCTCTTTAATTAGATCACCGAACCTTTGTAAGTCTGCCAAAATTTCACTATCGCCTTTAATTCCTAATTTCTCTACTAAACCAGCCGGGACAAGAATATGAAGACTTCCCCCGATTTTTCGTAATTGTAATTTCCACTTCCCCATATAATATATTAATATGTAATTTAGTTTTTAAATGTAAAGTTATTTTATATATATATGTATACCAACCGTATACCTACATACCTTATAATCAATCTCTAATCTTAGTTTTAAGAAATACTGTTCCATCCGAGCCTGTTCTGACGTTTTCAGAATAATTATAACATTGTCCTACGGGTAATTCCTTACGTCCGGTGGAAATACAAGGAACATAAAATTCTTCCTTAGAAAGCCTCTTAGGGCTGTTCTCGGATGTCTTAGAAGTCTCCTCGTCTATTTTTGTCAAATCTTCCTCTGATAATTCGCCTGTGTCTAGCTTGTCTGGGAATTGATTTTCTACCATCTTAAATAAGAGTCTTGTAATTTAGTTTGTTCGACTATATATTCTTTCAAATCTATGATATTCTTTTTGCTTTTTGGTGAGTCTTTTATTAATAAGTTTAATCCGCTAACCATTGTATATATTTCAAAATCTAAGAATGTAATGTTTATTTTTTCCATTATGATATATGGGGTTGGTAAAATCCCCCTTTTAATTCAAACCACATTCTCATCATCATTGCGTCACTCATATCATTACTACGTCCCAGCATTTCCTTCATTTTTTCTTTTGGAATTACTTGCAATTTTTTCTCTTTGTCTGGTTCATGTTCTTTTACTGCTTCCAAATCTGAAATTAATAAAGCTTTCACTTCTTCATTGATGGCGGAATAAATACTTATTCTTTCCTCTTTGATATACTTAGCTAATAAAAAATAACATTGAGACTTTAAATTTGCATAATTATGTTTTCCGCTTTCTGTATAAATTCCCTGTGGGTTCTGTTCAGTCTTTTTTTCTAATGGTCGGCTATTATTAATAAACCCTTGAATGTCCCATTCGTCGATTATTCCTCCGCCGAGTCCGTCCTCGTCTCCGATACAATTTTCTTTCGGCACTGAATATTTAATTCTTATCTCCTCTAAAGCCAATCGAGTTTCTCTTAAGTAATTCTTTTCATATTTTGGCAGAACTATAATCTTTTCTACGTGCCAATCATTAAAAATAAAAACAACAGTTTTATCTTTTCCCGCTCGAGCAATATCTACTGAAAGGTATTTCTCACTTCTTGTTGGGATGTTGATGTGATTGACAAACATATTAATAATATCTTGATACTCAAACAAAATCCCGTCACCAGTTTCATATTCCCAATCCCCATGAAGTAATCTTTGTCGACTTAATCCGTCTAACTTATTTAAATTATCTATATAATGTTTAGAAAGAAATTGGTTATCAGTTGGAAGAGCTGGAAGAAATTTTCTATATTCTGGTAGAATCTCTTTTTTCCATAATTGATAGTAGTCATAATAAAGGAAGTTTTTGCATGGATTCGTAGCAATTAGGATCATGGGAATTAAGCCTATTGTCTGTTTCTCACACTTTTCACACTTCCATTTTATCGGCTTTCCTGTTATGTCTCTTTCTAAGACTTCGCTTATAGTCAAATCACCGCCACAATTACAAAACTTATCTAGCTTAAATCGTATTCGACTCTTTGCTATATTGTAACCTTTAACGCTTACTTCGTCCCCTTCGTCGCAAAAAATACCCGTAACCTCCCTCGATCCTAGCCCCGAAAATTCCGGGTCGGAAGGCATGAAGGCGAGTTGTTGAAGCCAAATAGTAGAACCTGTTTGAATGAATGTTATAACTCCCATTTGTTCATTATACTTCCAATCTAAGTCTCGCTTTAGATTCCATCTTTCACATATTTCAAAAAAGGTTAAAAGTGTAGACGCTTTGAGGTCTTTTAGAACTGCTCGGCACATCATCCATCTCGTTCCGGGATAACGAAGGCAATTTATGATAAGCCAACTAACTCCGAGAAGAGACTTGCCCGAACCTGCCGAACCTCCGTACAAAAATTCAGTCGTGGTATTATCATTTAAGATTTCCCATGCTTTCTCTTGTTTCTTGGTAGGAGTCCAATTTAGTTCGACTTGTCTAACTTGTTGCATTTTTCACCTCAAAAGGTACTCTATCCTTAAACTCTGATAACTTGCCCTCATTCCATGTCGAAGTCGGTCTAAGATAACCAACGACTCAGCGTGACCAAACAGTACACTTAGTACGTTGTTTCGCCATTATTCACCTCCTCTATTGAAAGTTTTTCTAAAACTTCGCCATCTACCAGCGACTTGTCCAATAGTTAAATTTAGTTTATCTGAAATTTGTTTATGAGTGAAGCCCTTATTTTTTAATGAGAGGATGTTTATATTAAAGGTAAAATATTTTCTGTATTTTGTTACTTTTGTTTTATGCTTCGTTTGATTAGAAACAGTATGTCCCATTAAACTCTTTGAAATATTAGGGCATTTTATACTCTTATTCCAAACATTATGATTCTTATAATATTCATCAAAATGTAATCTGGTATGTTCTGAGAGAGGTATGGCTTTTAAATTATCTATCCTGTTGTCTTTTTTATTCTGATTTATATGATGAACACACCACCCAACAGGAAGTTTTTTATTATAATATTCTTCCCAAATAACTGCATGAGCCTGCCTATTAACGCCATTCTCTTGTTTTCGTTTATATTTACCCCCACCAGTAGTATAAACAAATTGCCCTTTCTCATTTCTAATCTGACACTTAACTCTATTCTTGTTTTTCATCTTTTCCCTCCGTTACAATATCGTAAACAATTTCTTTTTCTTCTGGTTTATTCATTGTAAAATTATAAGAGACTTGCTTAACTTCGTGTAAATCGGCTACTTTTTGTTTCTTGGCGAAAGACTCTAGTAATTTACTACATCCTTCTTGGAGTTTTACCAAAGAATTAATCGCTTTCATTTTATCCTCATTTCCACCACTTTCTATTATTTCTTTTAGAATTTCCAGCGACCTTAAATCACTCTGATAAAAGTCTGTGAAAACTGCGTCTAATTCGTGAGGATCTAACTGCGTTATGAGTTCGTGAATATCTTTGTGGATTTGTGATTTACCAACACCATATTCCTCGCCTAGTATTTTATATGTAGGTAACTTACTTAATCCAATCATACGCACACGTGACTTTATGTCTATTAACCTTTCTTCCCTTGTCATGTTTCCTTCTTTTACTATTTTTTTACCTCCTATTTTATTTAATTCTTATAGAGGGGGACGGAATTGCACCGCCGGCCTCCAGATTTCTCAAATAGGGAAAATTGAAGAACCCTATTACATGAGTCTGGCGGGCTAACTTCTGCCCCACCCCTCTTTAAATTTAATAATGTTTTGATTTGTAAGTTTCTAACATAGTCTCGCTGTCTTGGACTTTCTTTGTAAAATCCTTAACTATCGACTTGTTGAAATTTAATTCATCTTTTAATTTTCTTTCAATTATATCCATTTTATTGTATAGCCCTCCAACCATCAATCTGTCTATCAATGCAATAAACTACCATACTAAAATCATTATTCCAATCGTCTTCACAATCGCTTTTTATTGTATTAAAGATTGAATTAGGTAAATCGTTTGGTTGGATGTCTTGCAATTCGTCGTAAGAGTCTTCTTGTCTATCAATACAATAAGCTACCATGCTAAAATCATCATCCCAATCATCGCTACAATCTTCTTTAATTATAGATTTGTAATTTGGGACGTTAGTCGTTTCTTTAACTTGAACCTCTTTGATAACTTCGACTTCCCTAATTACTTCGACAGGAACTTCAACTATAACTTCTTTGATAACTTCGACTTGTTTAACTTCACCATCTCCAAAGATTCCGCCTATTAAAGCCAATCCTACGAAACAATACATAACAATCATATACCATCTTTTCCAGATATTAGTTTTCTTTATTTTCTCACTCATTTTTTTAACCTCCTGATTTTAGCTTTAAGTGTCTTAATCGTCTTGTCCTTGTGTTTAACATCTAATTGGAGTTTCTTTATTAGTTCTACTTGTGGGTCTGTCTCT